AGAAGCACGAAAACTTTCCGATAATATTTTCCTGTGGGGAATGAAGAGTGCGGAGCCACCTGTTCCTGCTTACAAGATGTGGTCAGCTTACTGGTCAGTGCGTTTGTTTGGTCGGTGGCCAGCTTCTGCCAAGGAAAAGAACTAGACCATGAATTTAGCCGCTGTCGATATTGACAAGATTAGTCATGATGACAGGGTGGAGCTTCTTGCGCTTGTAGACAAAATTAAAAAGGCGGAGACGCGGGAAAACTGTCAGAGCGAATATATCCCCTTTGTGAAGTCTGTGTGGCCAGCGTTTATCGAGGGGCGGCACCATGAGATTATGGGCGAGGCGTTCGAGCGTGTTGCACGGGGAGAACTCAAGCGTCTGATTATCAACATGCCACCCCGTCATACCAAATCCGAGTTTGCAAGTTATCTGCTTCCAGCTTGGTTTCTGGGGCAGTACCCGGAAAAGAAAGTTATCCAGACCGCACATACCGCCGAACTCGCTACAGGCTTTGGCCGAAAGGTCAGGAACCTTTTTCAGGATGAGTCCTTCAAGGATATATTTCCAAATGTTTCATTAAGGGCTGACTCAAAAGCAGCCGGTCGATGGAATACAAACCTTGGCGGTGACTACTTCTCTATCGGTGTCGGGGGTGCGGTGACTGGTAAGGGTGCCGATCTTCTGATTATCGATGATCCGCACTCGGAACAGGATGCCCAGCAGGGGGCATATAACGCTGACGTGTTTGATCGTGTGTATGAGTGGTACACCTCAGGTCCACGCCAGCGTCTCCAGCCGGGAGGAGCCATCGTTATTGTGATGACGCGGTGGCATCAGCGTGACCTGACAGGACAGATACTCAAGGCTTCCATAGAACGTCAGGGTTCGGACGAGTGGGAACTAATTGAACTTCCTGCAATCATGCCCAGCGGAAATGCGTTATGGCCAGAGTTCTGGCAGTTGGAAGAACTCGAAACCCTCAGGAACGAACTGCCTGTTTCCAAGTGGTCTGCCCAGTATCAACAAGACCCCACCAGTGAACAGGGCGCTATTATCAAGAGAGAGTGGTGGCGGGAATGGGAACGTGAAGACCCGCCGCCCTGTGACTTTCTAATCCAGTCTTGGGACACCGCGTTCCTCAAAACACAACGAAGCGACTTTTCGGCTTGCACAACATGGGGCGTGTGGTTCAACGAAGAAGACAATAATCATCATTTAATTCTTTTGAATGCATTTCAGGATCGAATGGAGTTTCCAGAACTCAAAGAAAAAGCATACGAACATTACTGCGACTGGACTCCAGATGCTTTTATTGTTGAAGGAAAAGCAACAGGAATGCCCCTGATATTTGAATTAAGGCAAATGGGTATTCCAGTAACAGACTTTACGCCGAGCCGTGGTAACGATAAGATTGCTCGTGTAAATGCGGTTGCTGACCTTTTTCATTCTGGAATTGTTTGGGCACCACAGACCCGATGGGCTGAAGAAGTAATAGAACAGTTTGCTTCGTTCCCCTCCGGGTCTCACGATGATCTGGTGGACTCCAGCACTCAGGCATTACTGCGTTTCAGGCAGGGCGGGTTTGTCCGTGCTGCGGGTGATGAGGTAGAGCAGGAGTATTGGCGTGACACTGTAGAATATTATTGAGCGGAAGGACGGGGCAATGGCGATTGAGAAACCTTTAGTGAGTGGACCGTTTCCAGAAGAAACAAAGGAAATGGTGGAAGTTGATACCGAGCAGGGAGAGCCTGACGTATCAATAGGAGTTCTGAACCCTGAAGCCGTTTCGATTGAAACCGAAGACGGCGGTGTCATTATCGAATTTGATCCGCGCTCGGACGAAGACGATCCAGATGCCGAAGCCCACAACGCAAATCTTGCCGAGTTCATGGAAGAAGGCGAGTTGCAAAATCTTTCTATGGAATTGATGGGTCAATACGAATCTGATCGTATGTCCCGCAAGGACTGGGAGACAACCTACATCAAGGGGCTTGATCTTCTCGGTCTCAAGATAGAAGAAAGAACACAGCCATTCCCCGGTGCCTGTGGCGTTTTCCATCCTGTTTTAACGGAAAGCATTATTCGTTATCAAGCGCACTCAATGATGGAGACGTTCCCCGCTTCCGGCCCCGTGAAGACGCAGGTGCTGGGGGATATGGACACAGAAAAAGAAGAACAGGCTCTGCGTGTCCAGAACGAAATGAACTTTCAGATTACGGAAGTAATGACCGATTACCGCAGTGAGCATGAGCAGCTTTTGTTTCACTTGCCGCTTGCAGGTTCAGCCTTCAAGAAAATTTATTATGATGTAGACATGGGCAGGGCGTGTGCCGTGTTTGTGCCAGCCGAGGATTTGGTTGTCGCTTACGGGGCAACAGACCTCAGAAGCTGCCAGCGGTTTACGCATGTCATGAAAAAAACCGCAAACGAAGTGCGAAAGCTACAGGTTGCTGGTTTCTACAGGGACATAGAACTGCCTGAGCCAAGCCCCGATTACAGCAAGATACAGTCTGCGTATGACCGCATACAGGGCGATGATCCTTCTGTTGAGTATGATGACCGCTACACTCTCCTTGAAATACACGTTGATCTTGATCTTGAGGGATACGAGGACGAGAAAGACGGTGAGCCAACAGGGATTGCCTGTCCGTATGTGGTAACCATAGACAGCCAGTCGCGTGAAGTCCTGAGTGTCCGAAAGAACTGGAACAAGAACGATGACCGCAAGATGCGGCGTATGCACTTCTCGCATTACAAGTTTATGCCGGGACTTGGTTTCTACGGCATTGGTCTGACCCACATGATCGGGGGTATGGCAAAATCTGCCACGTCCATTCTTCGCCAGCTTGTTGATGCGGGGACTCTCAGCAATCTTCCCGCAGGTCTGAAGACGCGAGGCTTGCGGATTAAGGGTGACGATTCACCGATAGCTCCCGGCGAGTTTCGGGACGTTGATGTTCCCGGCGGTTCGATCCGAGACAACATCAGCTTCATGCCATACAAGGAACCGTCAGGAACCCTTTACCAGTTACTGGGTACAATCGTTGACGAAGCCCGTAAGTATGCGGCTGTTCCCGACATGAATATCGGGGAGATGAGCAATCAGGCTCCCGTAGGTTCGACACTTGCTATCCTTGAGCGTTCCATGAAAGTCATGTCTGCGTGTCAGGCACGTCTCCACGCTTCCCTGCGGAACGAGTTCAAGATACTGGCGGGGGTTATCAAGGATTTCCTTCCTGCTGCGTATGACTATGAAGTCAACAAGGATGCCAGTCGCAAGAAAGATTTTGATGACCGCATTGATGTTATTCCTGTTTCTGATCCAAACGCAACGACAATGGCTCAGAGGATTATGCAGTATCAGGCTGCACTCCAACTGGCTCAACAGGCTCCGCAAATGTATGACCTGCCCCAGCTACACAAGCAAATGCTGGAAACGCTGGGCATCCAGAACGTAGACAAGATTATTCCTGCTGGTGCGGAAGTCATGCCAGAAGACCCTGTCAGCGAAAACATGAACATAATCAACATGAAGCCCGTCAAGGCTTTCGCCTATCAGGATCACGAGGCACACATCCGAACCCACATGGCTGCGTTGCAAGACCCGAAGATACTGGCTCTTGTCGAGCAGTCGCCTAATGCTGTGGCTATACAGGCTGCACTCGAAGCCCATCTTCGTGAACATCTGTCCTTCCAGTACAGGAAAGAAATCGAGGAGCAACTTGGTGTCGAGCTTCCCCCGATTGGCGAACCGTTGCCAAGGGATGTCGAGCAAAGGCTTGCGGGTCTTGTTGCCGAAGCCGCAGACAAGTTGCTGCAAAAAGATATTGCAGAGGCGCAAGCCGAAGAAAACCGCAAGAAAGCAGAAGACCCTGTTGTTCAGATGCAGCAGGAAGAGCTTCGCTTGCAAGCCGCAGATATCGAGCGAAAAGCCAAGGCAGACCAGATGCGTGTCGATGCGGATATGCTCAAGACCCAGACTACAGCGGAGACGGAACGCCGCCGTATTTCCTCGCAGGAAAAAACAGCGGGTGCCCAGATTGGAGCCAAGATTGCTACAGAAGGCTTGAAAGCCGCTGTTGACAGCAAGGAAACTTCTTCCAAAGAAAAGATTGAAGGAGCCAAGCTGGGAGCCAAGATTGCAGAAGACATTGTGGAGGCAGCAGAAAATGCCAGCAAAAAAGAAGACTAAGTCACGAGTCAACGAGGCGGGTAACTACACCAAGCCTACCATGCGTAAACGTCTGTTCAATAAGATCAAGGCAGGAGGCAAGGGAGGAAAGCCGGGACAGTGGTCAGCAAGAAAGGCCCAGATGCTGGCTTCCCAGTACAAGAAGGCTGGTGGAGGCTACAAATAATGGCTGTCAAAAAGAAAGCTCCCGGCAAGCTGACCAAGCGTCAGAAAGAGACCCTGAAGAAACACCAAGTTCACCACACTAAAAAACACATGGCTGAAATGAGAAAGGTCATGCGAAACGGTGGCACCTTTACCGCAGCGCACAAGCAAGCGATGAAAAAGGTCGGCAAGTAATGGCCCTCAAAAAATCCCAGAAATCCCTGAAGGATTGGACAAAGCAGAAGTGGCGAACCAAGTCGGGTAAGCCGTCCACGCAGGGGAAGAAGGCAACAGGGGAAAGGTATCTTCCAGAAAAAGCTATCAAGAAATTAAGCTCCAAGGAATACGCGGCTACCACAAAAGCTAAACGCAAAGGTACAAAGAAAGGTAAGCAGTATGTAGCCCAGCCTAAAAAAATTGCGAAAAAAACTAGGAGGTTTCGGAAGTGAGTATGCAGGAAGGACACATATTGACTCGTCTACAGAAGTTCATGAGAGAGCAGATGAATGACGGGGCAGATCATCTTGCGTCTGGCGGTGCAAAGGATATGGCTGAGTACAGCCGTATGGTCGGACGCATAGAGGGAATAGCTATGGTGGAAAGGGAAATGATTGATCTTTCCGACAAGCTGCAAGACGATGACTAAACAGGATACCGCTGTGCCTGTATCAATTCAGCGCGAATCGAGCTTTGCTCGCAAGGAAAGTTATGATGACAAAAGTATTAGAGAAAGAACGACCTGTTACTGAAAACAAAAAAGACCAGCCCGAACCTGAGACAGCCTCTCAACTCCCCGAACCCTGCGGTTATAAAATACTGATAGCAATCCCTGAAGTGGAGGAATCTACGGAAGGTGGCATTATCAAGCCCGACATTGTCCGAGAACTGGAAGAATACTCGACTGTAGTCGGCTTTGTGCTGAAGATGGGTCCAGACTGTTACGACGGGAAAAAGAAGTTTCCGTCTGGTGCTTATTGCAAGGAAGGGGATTTTATTCTGTTCCGCGCTTTTCAGGGAACTCGTATCCGTATTCACGGCAAGGAGTTCCGCTTAATTAACGATGATAATGTAGAAGCCGTTGTGGATGATCCTCGCGGCATCAAGAGGGCATAACAATGGTTGATGAAAACGCACAGGCAAAAGAAGAGCCTCAAGAAGAACTGTTCGAGATTGAGGTTGTAGACGATACCCCTGAGGAAGATAAACCTTTTGTAGCCTCTGAAGGCGAACAGGGGACGGGCGATGATGACGAAATCAAAGGTCTTGGGAAACGGGCGCAGGACAGGATTGGTCAGCTAAAGCGTGAGTTCCATGACAAAAGACGTGAAGCTGAGGCAGCGCAGCGTATGCAAACCGAGGCTATTAATGTAGCGCAGACAATTCGTCAGGAGAACGAACAGCTTAAAACTCTTCTTAAAAGCGGCAACAGCGCACTGTTCGATGTGACAAAAGCAAAGAACGATGCTGATCTTGCTCAGGCACAGGCGGCTTTGACCAAGGCGTATGATGAAGGAAATGCAGAAGAGATAGTTGTTGCCCAGACACAGCTTAACGAGTTGATGTTTGACGGGCGGAAGTTGCAGGAAGCGATAAACGAAAGACAGGTTTTAGCAGAGACTCCGTCTCCCCAGCCTGTTGCATCGCAGCAACAAAAGCCAGATATTACGTTAACTGAACGTGACGCTGACTGGATTAGAAAAAATCCTTGGTTTCAAAAAGACCAGAAGTTAACGGCGTATGCAATGGGCTTGCACTATGAACTGACCCAGCAAAAGGGCGTTCACCCAAATGGTTCAGAGTATTACACGTTAATTGATGAAGAAATGCGAAAGCATTTTCCTATTGACGAAATTAATAAAAATTATAACAATGGCAGTGGTAACAATTCTGTTTCTTCTGATGTTCGTGAGTCAGACGAAGCTGACGGTTTGTCGGTGGAAGTTGAGTCAGAAGAAGCAGCAGCCCCCGTGGTGGCACCAGCTACACGTAGTAGCAATAAGAAACCAACGCGAGCCAGACTCACGAAAACTCAAGTAGACCTCGCTAGGAAGCTTGGGTTAACAAACGAACAATACGCTCGACAACTTTTGAAGGAGCAGACAAATGGCTAAAGATAAAGAACAGGACAGCGAATTGTTCGACGGCGAAAAGCGCGAATCCAGAACCGCCGCCAACTTGGGTGATAGAGAAACCCGTGAGATGAGTGAGCGCGAAAAAAGCTGGGCACCTCCGTCATTACTACCTGAACCAACACCAGTGGACGGTTATGTGTATCGATGGATACGCACTGCCACTCTGGGGGAGGCAGACAACACGAATGTCTCACAACGCTTTAGAGAGGGTTGGGAGCCTGTTCCTGTTGACGACCATCCTGAGATGCAAGTCCTGACTGACCATAATTCTAGGTTTGAAGGGTCTATTGAGGTTGGGGGTTTGTTGCTTTGCCGAACCGCTGAAGAGAATATGAAGCAGCGGGATCAGTATTACGCTAACAAAACCAAGCAGCAAATTGACGCAGTTGACCAGAGCTATCTACGAGAAAGTGACCCACGTATGCCCGTTCTCCGTCCAGAGAACACAACGCGGGTTGGTTTCGGAAATGGCCGCTCGTAGTAAGACCTATGAGCTTTTTTTTAACTGAAGATGCAAAAAGGAGACAGAAATGTCCTCAACTGCTGCACCCTTCGGTCTGCGTCCCATCGGTCGTCTGGATAGTGGTTCTTTAGAAGTTTCACGCCAGTACCCGATAGCCTCAGGCTATGGCACTGACATCTGCGTAGGTGACATTGTTCAGCTAGTGGATGGCGGCACCGCCACGACTATTGAGAAGCAGTCCGCAACGGGCGACGACTCAACCGCCATTGATATGGTCGGTATCTTTATGGGCTGTAAATATACAGACCCTAATTCAAACCAAATGACGTTTAGCCAAAAGTGGCCAGCAAGTACGGTGGCTTCCGACGCTATGGCGTATGTGTGTGACGATCCGAATGTCTTGTTCACTATCCAAGCTGATGGTGCCCCCACTAATACGGGAGACATTTATGGTAAGAACACCCTTTTGATTCAGACAGCACCTAATACCACTTTGAATATTAGCCGTGTTGCTCTGGATATCTCCGAACTCGACACTGATGCTCAAAATCCAATTCGGATTATTGATTATCTCGGTGGAGATCAAGGCGATGAAAAGGGAACGACTTACCCAATTCTGGTGTGCAAGTTTAATTATCACCAGCATTCGTCCACTACTGGCTCTGCATAGGAGGATTGAGTTATGGCTATTGCAAGAACACAACTCCTTAAAGAGCTTCTTCCGGGTCTTAACGCCCTGTTTGGTCTTGAATACGAAAAGTATGAAGACGAGCATACAATGATCTACGAAACCGAAAGTTCGGATCGTAGCTTTGAGGAAGAGGTCAAGTTGTCTGGATTTGGCTCTGCCCCAGTTAAACCTGAGGGTGAGGCTATTTCGTATGACAGCGCACAGGAGTCATTTACGGCTCGGTATAACCACGAAACTGTGGCTATGGGTTTCTCCATTACTGAAG